AGGCCACCGAACAACTGGATCATATCGTTAACGTGTTCTGTCACATCCTCGATGATATCGTCATCGTCTGTACATACAGCAAGGCGCATGGTTCTCTCTACCACTTTCATTAGAGCTTGAACCTGCATGGGATGCATCTCTTTAAACCCTACGGTATCAATCTTATCTTCCATCATTCTATCTCTCCCCAGTTGTCCTTGAGTTCCTCGTCTACCTTAGACGGAACCTTGAGTATATGTGATAAGCCTGTCTCCATGATTTCGGTTATCTTAGAGGCTTGCTCTTGGCTTTCTACAGAAAAGCATAGTTCATCATGGACCGTGAGCATAGGAACTAATCCCTCGGCATAGCAATCAGCCATGGCCTTCTTGGTTTGGTCCGCAGCGGATCCTTGGATCAGCTTGTTCAGAGCCTTGTATGTAAACGCCCTCCGCAGGTACATGCCGTACTTCTCTTGTGCGTCCTTTAGAGCCAGTGGCTTGTTGTATTCAAACGTTCTAGGCTCCCACAGATCAAACCGGCACCTACGGCCCAGCAGAGTGCGTATAGAGCCCTGCTGAGAGGCGCGAGTGCTTGCAATCTCTGCTAGCCCCTTAACGAAAGGCACCTTGCTCTGGTGCGTCTGAAGCAGTGTGGTGGCCTCGGCTACGCTGATATCTAACTGGTCTGCTAGCTTGGCCTTACCCATGCCGTACATAATCCCTAGGTTCACAGTCTTTGCAGACTTCCGATCAATGCCGGCGATGTCAGCAACCATCTGGTGCAGATCAATGTCCTTGGTTTGCCACTCATCAACAATACCATCCACCATCTGATGCCGGTGATCGTCATTCAAACTAGCCGCAAAGTGAACCAACAACCGTGGCTCTTGGCTAGAGTAATCAAACGAACCCCACTTGCATCCGTCTTCGGGTATAAACAATCCGCGGATCATCTTCTTAATGTCTTTGTCCCGTGCAGGAATTTGCTGAAGGTTAGGGTTGGACGATGAGAAACGGCCCGTAACTGTACCGCCGTCATCGCTCCGGAGTTGGTGAAACTCGCAGTGGATCCTGCCTTTGTGTGAGTGACGCAGGATGGTGTCGATGAACGTGCTGTCAGCCTTGTCAAACTCCCGCAGCTTAACGATCTGTTGTGCTACAGGGTGAGGGTGCATGTTTAAAAACTGCTTGGTAAAGGTAGCATTGCCAGCCTCGGTCTGTGCATACTCCAAGCCCAGTGAATCAAAGACCTTCTGAACAGAGGCCGCGGCCCAGGGCTCAAGGTCCACACCTGTCTCATCACGAATAGATTTCTTTAGCCCGGTGATGCGACCCTTCAATTCTTTCCGCACTAACTCTGCTTGGTCTGTGTTGACCCGAACACCGTTTGTTTTCATTTTAAGCATGAGGGGAATGAGCCCTGTTTCCAGTTCCCATATGGCCCAGAGGTCTTGCTTCTCTACCTCTATCTTCAACCGCACCCATAGCTTGAGCGTCATTAAAGCATCCTGTTCCGCGTAGGGTCCAACGTCCATCGGAGGTAGGCGCCACATCTCAGACTTAGGATCAAACCCCCAATCACGGGCCGCTGCGCGAAGGGCCTTCTCGTCCTTACGCATGTCGATCCAATCACGGCCTAGATTATTAAGGCTGTAGGAAAACCGGTTCTCGTCCACAATGGCGCCGGTAATCATGGTATCAATGATCCGACCCTTTATCTCGATGCCTTCCGCTTGCAACCAACCGGCATCATACGTGGCGTTGTGCATGATCTTGTCGATCCGCGGAGTATCCATCTGCTTTGCAAACCACCGCATGGTCATCTTGGGATCTAGGTTGTGTCCGTTCTGGTGGCGAATGGGGAAGTAACCTTTGTAATCCCCCGCAGCTACAGCAATGCCCACGATGAAACCATCCCCTCGGGCCCAACCGGGTCCGAGAGACTTGAGGTTTGGATCGCTTGTTTCCAAATCAACTGCGATAGACTTGTATCCTGTTAGATCAGGGTACTCTGTTGGTATGTTCCAATCAGGATCTAACCGGTCAATGTCCATCCGATCAAGATAGTTGATCGTTGACTTGTCTTTTCGATCTCTTGCCATAGGCTTTCCTTGCTGCTTTGGTACTCTTTGGAACGTGCTTACTACAGAACTTCCTTTGTCTGCCAACTAACGGACGCCCACAAGGCTTGCCGTTGCGACCATCAATCTTCTGACATGTTTTTGTCCCAACATATGGCTCATACTCAGTGCCGAACAATTCATTAAGACCTGGCTCTAGGTATGCGGCTAAACGCTTGCGGGTCATGGGCCTAGGTTCAGGAGTATACTTCGCCATGGCATCTAATTCGTCCAACGTAGCAATCTTTAGAAGCTCTTTATAAACTTCAAGAACACCTTTTTCAGCCAAGTATTTCTTTTCTCGCTCGGCAAACTCTTTGGCATACTTCGTTGCTTCATTCACCCATTTCTTTGTTTCCACATCTTGAATCGTGCCATCCCAAACAGGAGGCTCTTCCTCTATCTCTACCTCCACCACCACTCCTTCTGGTGGAACCTCCTGAAGATACTCTTCTAATGACTTTTCTTCCTCCACTTCCTCCCAATCATTATACTGGTCTGCAACCTCCGCAGACAGGGCGGAATACCCAATCTTATCGATCCACGAATCTTCATGGTTTATGTTCACCAACAGCCGGCTCGTCTTCAGCCAATCCATCATCAGACCAACATGCATTGGGCTTACACACCCATGCGTGGCGAGAGCGTTCTTCGTAATTATGTCCCATCCCAAAGATATGGTGGTGAAACTGTTATATACATCGCCGTATTCTTCTTCCCGATCCCCGTTGATCTTGCTCCACGCATCGTCTATTAAATCTTCTCTATTCATAGCTGGTACTTATACCTCTTATCTGTATCTAGTATGTGCAATTCCTTTCGGGCTCGTGTTATGCCCACATAGAATGCCCGATGCTCGTCATCTGGATATTTGCTTTGAGCGCACACTCTTGGTATCCCTAGGTACACTACGCAATTATCGTCTTCTCCTCCCTTCATGGCATGAAAAGTTGATACTTTAAGGCGAGGGGGTTGGGTGATGTCTTCCCCTCGTCTTTCAATTGATCGAACGTATAGCTTCTGTTCCTTACCAAACCGTGCCACATCCATCGCATCCGTATATAACGGAGCAATCATTCCATAATCACGCACCAAGGTTTCGTAATCCAACATCGCTTCTGGATCCGCAGCGTCTAGCAATCTAGCAGAGCCCCGCTTTACAACAGCATAGTCTCCCTGCTTTGGTACAGACGCATACATCTTTTTAACGCGGCGCAGCGACAGAGGGTTACCTGCTTGCAGATCGCGCCAAGCAATGATCACATCTACTGCATCTGGGTTGATAGAAGGCCGACCCTTAACACTGTACAGGTATCCATCTTCCCTTAAAGACTCTGCAAACTCACGCACAAAACTGTTGGTTCTAGCCATGATTGTCCACGAACCCTTGTGGTACGGAATTGTGTGCCGGCTTAGGTGGTATTCAACCAAGCCTTCTTCCTCCATGGGTAGAAACTCTTTCTCAATCCGGTTGTCGATCCGCTTTACAACCTGCTGAGACAAAGACCAAACGGCCCGAGGCAACCGGTACGACTGTGAAAGGATTGTCTTGTTGTCTGTCGCGTTGATAAAACGATTAACATCAACGCCGGTCCATCGGTGGATGGCTTGGTCATCGTCCCCTGCATACACCACATTCTCCGCGTTGGCCTTCATGTGATCCACCATCTCCCATTGCAAGGGAGTAAGATCTTGGGCCTCGTCCACAATCAGCAGCTTTAAGTACGGTGGTTCTACGTTCAGGTACTGTTCAATCAGATCAACGAAGTCCATCTTACCAAACTTGCTTTTGTACAAAGCAACACTGACCTCGATCTGCTTCATCTTTGGAAACGATAGATCCCAATCCTCAGCCTCATTGAACTCTTGCTCCATTGCGATCAACCTGTACCTAGACCGGTCGATCAACTGAATGTACTTGCCGCCGTCACCACCAATGGCAGGGATCAGAATACCGTCATCAGGTGCGGCGCCCTCTGCATTATCAAACGACAAACCCAGACCATGACCCAGCTTGCGCCAATCGTCCTTAGCTAGCATGTCACCAG